AATTTTATAAAGTATGGGAAGTTTGATTATTCACAATTTAGTGAGCTGGAGCTTCGAATGTATATCCTGATAAAAGCCAGGCTGGCTTCTATGTATGAACTCCAGAATATTTATACGTTAGATGAGGCATTGAAATTATATGCCTTATATGAAATGGAGTTGGATATTGAAAAAGGACGAGCAGATGAGCTGGAAAGGAGGACCTAATCATTGACAATCAGAGATATTGTAGTAGCATTTGGGTTTGAAGTTGACAAAAACAGTGAGAGAAATGCTGAGAATAGCATAAAAGGAATCAAAAATCTTGCGACAAAGCTGCTTGGTGTGATTGGAATTGGGTTTTCTATTGCTGGTATCAGCAATCTGGCAGAAACGGCTGCAGAAACAGAGGCTTTGAAATCACAGTTTTCACAGGTATTCGGGAAAATGGAAGAGGAAGCGGCAAGCAAGCTGGATGCGATAGAGGCAGATACCGGAGTTATGGTAAACCGGATGAAAGGGAGTTTTACGCAGATAGCCGCTTTTCCAAGACCGCAGGAGTGGAGCAGGCGGAGGCGCTTGACATCGCAAACCGGTCAATGATAGCAGTGGCGGATTCATCTGCCTTCTATGACCGGTCCATCGAAGACGTGACAAATTCCTTGCAGTCGTTCTTGAAGGGCAATTTTGAAAATGATGCTGCCCTAGGGCTTTCATGTACGGAGACAACCAGGAACACGGCGGCAAACAATCTGTATGGGAAATCGTTCAAGGATTTGAGTGAGGCAGAAAAGCAGTTCACGTTATTGTCAATGGTCGAGGAGGCAAATAAAGCCTCCGGAGCGCTGGGGCAGGCGGCGAGGGAATCCGATACCTGGTCTAACCAGTTAGGTAATTTGAAGCAGTCATTAACTGATTTAAAAGCGGCTGCTGGAAATGGTATCCTTCAGCCAGCAGTGCAAGTGTTGAAGTTCTTAAATACACTTGTGCAAAAAGCGACAGCGAATATTTCAAAAATGACTTCTGAAAATGGTATTCTTACACGTTCATTTGATTCTCTATTTGCTATTGTAAAGAAATTAAAACCAGCAATTGATCGTATGATGCAAACATTATCCATAGGGGCATCAAAAGGAATCTCTATGGTAAAAGGTGTTGTAGAAAAATTAGGTGGTATAAAGAATGTATTAAAGATTGCAGGTATTACAGCAGCAGCTTTCTTTGCTATTATGCAATTTGCAAAAATAATTGCTGCAGCAAGAAAATTTTATACAATATTAAAAGAAATAGATCAAGCTATGTTACTTGCAAAAATGAAAGTATTAGGTATTATAGCAATAATCGTAATCCTGACATTAGCTGTAGAAGATTTTATTAACTTTCTGTTAGGGAATGACTCAATAATAGGAAGTATTTTTGACAAGGCAGGAATAGGAGCTGATCATGCAAAAGAAGTCATTCTTGGTACATGGAATAAGATAAAGAATTTTTTATTGAATATATGGGACTTTATAAAACAAGCGGCTGGAATGTTTGCTGATACAGTAACAGTCTTTTTTGAAAAGCATGGAAATTTCATTCGAACTTCTTTTGAAAAAGCATGGAATATTATCAAGACGTTCCTTAGTGGTGTGTGGACTTTTCTTTCACAGCTTGCAGCTACATTGTTTGGAACTGCCGAAGATAATATAGATAATTCTACAAGGAGTACAAAGGAAAAATTGCTGGTAGGGTGGCAGAATATTTTGAATACCTTGTCAGCGATTTTTGATGCAATTTTTACGGTTATCAATACAATAGTAAATCTCATTGTGATTGTAATTGAAACGACATTTGGGTTGATTCAAACGTTTTGGAGTTCTTGGGGTTCACAGATATTGTTATGGTTCAGGGTACTATGGAGCTCCATAGGTGGAATACTGAATGCTTTTCTTGTTATTGTTAAAGGTGTGGCGAGCTTTCTATCATCTGTTTTTACTGGTGATTGGCAGGGGGTATGGAATGCGATTTGCCAGATTTTTACTGGCATTTGGCAGACTATAACAGCTTTTCTTCGTGGAGGATGGAAAACCATCCAACTATTGTTTCAAATGGGGCTGACTGCTATCAAATCCATGTGGAAAATGGGATGGAATGGTATCAAGTCGTTCTTTTCCAGAATTATGGATTGGATAGAAAACAAAACCGGACTTAGCATGGGTGGAATAAAATCCGTATTCAGTAATGCCTTTTCCATTATCAAGATTTTGTTCTCTACATTATTTGAAAATATCAAAGCAATTATATTAGGAGCATTTACTATAATTCAGTCAGTTGTGAAGAACGCAATGACATTTATAAAGTCTATCATTCAAATAATAAGCTCTGCTATCAAAGGAGATTGGTCTGGTGTTTGGGAAGGCATTAAGAATATTGTATTAGCCGTTTGGAACAACATAAAAACTATTATCACAGTCGTTTTTCAGACTATAAAGACAGTTATTATCAATGTGCTTTCCGGAATCCAGAAAATTTTTTATAGTATCTGGGATGCAATTGTTTCTGTTATGATAGCAGCATGGGATAATTTAAAAACGGTAGTATTAATCGCTCTTTATTCTATAAAAAGTACAATAACAAATATATTTAATACTATTAAAATGATACTATTAACCATATTAAAGATAATTGCATCCATATTTGTATCTAGTCTGAATTTTATTTATGGAATTTGGACAACAGTTTGGAATACAATTAGTAGTTTTTTTAGTACCATTTGGAATAGTATAGCCAATTTTATTGGCACTATATGGGAAAACATTAAGACTTTGTTTTCTATAGCACTTGTAGCACTTCAAACTGTTTGGGAAACAGTATGGGGAGCAATCAACAGCTTCTTTACTGATATATGGAATGGAATGGTATCATTCTTAGTTGGCATATGGAATATAATTACCGGAGTTATTTCTGGAGCAATAAATGGGGCTTATAGCGTTATTGTGTCAGTGCTTTCGGCTGTGTGGGAGTTCTTTAGTAATATATTTAGCAATATAGCTGATTTTGTAAGCAATACATTTACCAACATCTTATCCGGAATCTTAAGCACAGTTAATAGCATAAAAGACGCTATTATAAACGGATTAACAACAGCAATTGACTGGATTAAGGAATTGCCTTCACAGGCTCTTCAATGGGGAGCTGATATTATCAGCGGAATTGCAGATGGTATTACAGGAGCAATTAGTAAGGTCACTGATGCAGTGGGTGGGGTTGCAGAGAAGATTAAATCTTTTCTGCATTTTTCTGTGCCAGATGAAGGACCATTGACAGAGTATAAAAGCTGGATGCCTGATTTTATGAATGGATTAGCAGATGGTATTAGCAGCAATGAAAATCTTGTTTTAGATAAAGTCAGGGGATTAGCAGATGGGATAGCAATGCTTGCTCAGGCTGCAACAGCAAAAGCAACAACAGCGGTAAACAGTACAATAAATAATATGTCTTCTAATATGACACAGAATGTAAACATTAGTAATAGTTATAACGGGGGTAGTACAGAAACACAAAAAAACGTATCAAAAGCCATGAAAAAGTCAGCGGAGGATGCAACATCTTATATGGCGAGGGGACTCGCTTATGCAAGGGGGTAGGCAAAGATGGCAAGAAAAGGATTAAGACCAGTGTCAGTAGCCGGGATTGAATTTGATGCTTTGATTGATGAGACAAAAACTCTCTCTGCCGCAATTCCGGTATACCCTGTGGAAGAAGGATTTCCTGTGTCTGATACCATTATCCCTGCTCCACTCAGTATTCAAATGACATTGTATATCAGTAATACACCTGTAACCTGGCTGTACCGACATGGAAGTTCCAATGACAGAGTGAATAAAATCTGTGAGAGAATTGAAGATTTGTGGTTAAATAAGGAACTTGTAAAAATCGTTACAACGGATGCAATTTATAAAAATATGGGGCTTACTTGCATTACTATTAAAAAATCAAAGGAAATTGGATATGCACGGGAAATTTCTTTGTCTGCTCAAAAAGTTCGTATTACTGGACGTAAAACAGTAGATATTCCAACCTATATTTTGAAATCCGGAAAAACAAAGGCAAAAGCTGGAAGTGTTTCTGCCTCAACGACTTCCAGTAAATCAGAAACCGGTTCTGAAAGCGATGAAGCAAGTGCCTCTAAAAATAGGGATTCCAAAAAGAATCAATCCATTCTATATGGGGTTGCAAATGGTCTTGGATTGATGTAGGAGGATAGGAAGATGCTATATATTCAAGTACCAGATAAAAATGATAGTATGTCAACACTTTCCATTGATGGTGTAGTCTACGTACTTCGATTTACCTATAATGAAAAGTATGATTACTGGAATTTTGGTTTATACGATGAAAAGGAAAAGCCAATTATTGCTATGACCAGAATTGTTCCTAACTTTCCTATCTTTCATTACTATACAGATACAACACTTCCGGATGGAGTTTTTGGATGTGTTTCTGATTTGGATATGGTTGGAAGAGAAGCATTTAACAATCAGACAGCAGAATTTATCTATATCCCGAATAAGGAATTGGAGGAATAGACTGTGGCAAATGAAAACTTTATGAGAACATATATTTTGAGATGTGGAAAAATAGGGAGTAGTGGTTTTGAGATTGGAAATTTGAAAAGTTCTGCTGAAACTGCACTTCATATTTCATTTAGCATTGAAAAATCAGATGAAGAAGCAGCAAATACAGCAAAGGTTCAGATATGGAACTTGTCAGATCAGAATTTAAAAATTCTGGATACGAAAGATTGTATTGTGGAACTGAAAGCTGGATATGGCGGCAATAATGCGTTGGTTTTGGTTGGAAATATTACCAGTGTGGCTACTTCTTTTGATAATGCAGACCGGCTTACAGAAATAGAAGTGGTAGATGGAAGAGTGGAGTTAAGAGATACCAATATGACAGTCTCATTTCATGGTGCAGTAAATTGTCAGGAGGTCTATCAATATATTGCAAATCAGATGGGGTTTTCCATTATATTTGCAGAAGATTTATCCTATAAGACTTTGCCAAATGGTTTCAGTTTTGTTGGAAAGGCAAGAACAGCATTACAAAAGTTGGCGAATTGTTGTAACCATTCATGGACAATACAAAATCAGGTAATACAGGTTACATGGCCTGGAAAACCAGTATCTACAAAAGGGTATCTGCTAAGCAGTAATACAGGTTTAATTAGTATACCAAAGCGAATTACAATTGGTTCAGATACGAAGAAAAAGAAAGCACAGACTGGATGGGAAGTCGAATATCTTCTGAATGGCGCGATTGGTGTAAATGATATTGTACAGATAAAGAGCAATGTCACAAGTGGATACTTTCGAGTGCATAAAGTCACATTTGATGGTGATAACATGGAAGGAGACTGGATATGTACGGCTCAATTACTGGAAATTACAGGGTAAAAAGCGAAAATTAAACCTGTGTAAAGATAAAATAAGGGGTGTATATTAATGTTACAAGAATTTGTCCAACAAATAGAAGAAACAACCAGAAATATCATAAATGAAGTACATACCGCATTACCAGGAAAAATTCTTTCTTTTCATCCGGATAGTAATACGGCAACAGTAAAACCAATTGGTAAATATATCATGCCAGATGGGAAAAGCCTTGCTTATCCAGAAATCACAGAAGTATCAATTATGTTTCCATT